CTACGGACTCGTTAACAGTTACGCTGCCAACACTTCCAGTAGAGGATACACCTCCGGTAATGTTAACAACACGCCCAAATCTTGTACTTGCGACACCTATTGCGGTGTTGCCCACAACGCCTGTAATCGGCAGGACTGATTCAGATGCAATAGATACTGTACCAACAGAGCCTATAGAGTTTAGGCCCAGCGCAGATATATTTCCGTCTGAATTAACTACAGTAGTGGCAAGGGCTGATGTTCCTACAACTCCTGTGACAGGTGCTGTTGCAAATCCTGTTGTCGTTGCTGCATCTACTTGTCCAGTTCCGCTAACGCCCAATACGTTTATACGAACTACAGTAGTTACTGAGCCAACAGAACCACTTAGTACCGGAAGGACGCTTGCTTCATTCCAAGCTCCAAAGCCCCAAGTGGATCGGCCCCAGCCACCTAGATATACAGTGGACATGAGGCGCTACCTTTTAAGCTATGCGGATGATTGCGTTAGAGGCGTCTGCTGTTGGCATAACTACTGTAAAGTCACCTGCACTTGCGGCTTTATCTGAACCAAAGTCCAATACAGCTACAGAAGGAGTACCGCCACCAGATACGGGAGCGTTGTTATAAAAAACAGCTCCTCTAATGCCAGAAATGGTGACGTTAGTAAACACCACATCGTTAGCGTCTACAAAAGCAGTTGTACCTGTAGCGGTAGGGGTAATCGTGGTTATAGGATTACCGCCAGCAGTGTAGTTTGTCCCACTAGCCTCGTTAGCTGTTCGATAAGTTGTTGTGCTCGCGTCAAAAGCAGTGCCAGTATTTGTATAAAGCGCCAGCTTAAATATGTTACTAGCCGCTGTAAAGTTGTGTACGCCCTTGAGCAGTTCTGTTTTGAACGAAGTACACATGAAGTTGCCATTAAAAGACATTTACATATTCCTTATATAGTCAGCTAGTTTTGGATGCCCAGCGTCTTTGATTGCATTATATACAGTAGTTCTGTCGCTTTGAATAGCCTGTTTCATATAAGAGGCTATAACGTCTGTCATCTGCTGTTTGTAGGCTACTGCTTGATCTCTAATCGCGGGGGGCGCTTGTTCAGAAATGTGTAACAACTTGTCAGTACACCTCTCAGCAACCTCTTCAGGCGTGAATCCACGATTGTTGGTGGTCCTAACCTCAACGCTACCCACAGACATATGGAAAGGCATGTCATTCATCTAAAGTTTCCATCTCTATAGCTGTCGCCTTTACTTGCAGCATCAATAATAGACAACTGTTGTAGCGCAGATTCATACCGCTCTCTATAAAGTGCCATTATGTCAGGATCACCCTTCATAAACGTGTACGCTTCTACAAGAGAGCCGTACAGAAGTACAGTATCAGCGTTTTCACCAAGCCAAGATGTGCCTGTAGCTACAATGGACGGGGGTTCAAAGTAATAGTGTAGCTCAACTACATAATTTGCATCGGGTGTTGGCCCTACTATAAAATGTCCATCGGTGTTAGCAGCAATAGCATCGCCGTCAAACTGACCGTAGTATTTAGGCGCGCCTTGAGTAGCCGCTACAGGGTAGGCTTCCCTCATAAAGTTAACATCTTTCTCTAGCAAATACGTGTATGCTGCTGTGACAGGATCAACGATTGCTAGAGAAAATACGGCCAGAAAGTCATCGGGCCGCTGTAGATATTGATTACCTTGGGATAGGGAACCCGTACTATTGGACCTAACTTCAGGTATGGTAACAGTACGAAATATACGTTGCTCCGCTTGCTGAACAAACGTAGGGATCAAAGAGACAAATGTTGCCTCTGTGTTCTCTGTATAGTCCTTTATTGCTTGCGTAAGCTCAGTATAATTCATCTAGTTTACCCCATTGGTCCTCTTGCCATTCTGCCGCTTCGCTGTGCGCCAGTACCGCGTACTAGAGTACCACCTTTACCCATCTTCTTTGTCATCTTGCCGCCACTCATCTTTTTAGTGACAGAACCACCAGCTTTCTTCTTAGCTACAGCACCGCCTTTAGATTTATAGTCTGCGGCTACAGTCTTAGGTCTCTTGCCGGGATTACTAAACGAACCTTTGTTTTTTAACATACGATCCTTAACTTCATCTTTGCGAGAACTAACATCCAGTGTTTCATAACTAGGGTTCTTCTGGCCTTCTACACGATAATTTTTTCTACCCGCATCTGCGGCTGCATTGTTAGCTGAACTAGCATTATCTCTACGCAGCGCGTTCTTTCTAGCGGCTCGCTCCGTAGCCGTAGTTTCTTGACCTAAACTTTTAGTGTAGGCTTTAGCCGTAGCTTTGCGTGTAGCTTCTTTCGCGTCAGCTTTTCTTTTCTTCTCGGCAGCGGTCATTGCCTGTATGCGACTGCCCGACTTCATCTTCATAGGTGGGCGTCCACGTTTACTTCCGTATGTTCCGGGTCCACTTGGCATAATCTTATCCTATCTCTACAGTTACAGTTCCAACTTGGCCTTCTAAGTAGATAAGTGAATTACCTACGGGATTCCAACCCCAAAGTCCCCGCCCCGGCGCATAGTCCGGTCTAGGGTCAAGGAGAGATTGCGGGTCAACAACCCGAATACGCCCCAAGAAGTTCTGTGGTTGATCTGGGTCAACTACATCTCTACCAACACGAAAACCAGTGCGGTGCCCATCTTGGAACTCCCACACAAGCTCATTTAAAGGGTAACGAGCGCCCGTCCGGTCACATATACCATATGCGTGTTTACCAGAGGCGTAACTCATCGCATCCCTCCATGAAAGGTTTGAAACGGTACAAACATAGAAGATGCACGATCTTGGTCTTCATATGCTGCCAGCTTAAACTGATACTCATACTCTTCTCTAAGAGGCACCGCTCTAGCTGCAGCTTCGGGTTTCTTCATGGCTACATGAAACGCTAACCCTGATACAAGTGCAGGTACAAACCGTGGAGGTATATTGCTTGTCTCTCCTCCAACACCTGATGCAAGACCATCAATACCCTTGAGGCGAAAGTACAGTAGTTGATAAGTCTGTGTAGTGTCCGGTGTGGGCCACAGTGTAAACTTTACTTCAGTAGGTAGCCGCTGCACATATATCTGCGTGGGCCGTCCTACAGTGTTCTTGTTAGTCTGCTGTGCATATGTAGACACGCTAACACGCTGCAACGCTGTATCTATCTGATCTGTACCTGTACCAGTACGTAGCTGATGCTCAATAATATCTATGGTATCTACAGGCATACTATAATCTATTTGCCCTGCGGTCAGATCGACAGTGCCAGAGTCAATAGTAAATAGGTTAAGACCTCTGTTCTGCCACTCTAGGGTTAAGATATTAAGACTACGACGAATAGTGCGTAGGTCATACCCAGACTGCATCTGCAAGCCAGCCCGTTCAAAGGCTTCCTCAAACAACTCAGGTAGGTCAGGTACGACTGTAGCCATTATTTAGTCCTCTTCTTACCACTAGCAGTAGTAGACCATTTTACACGCTTAGGCCCGGTTTTCTTCGTGGCCTCGGACTTAGTTATCTTAGACGCCACTTTCTTAGGGCGACAGGCAGGATAAGGGCGTTTAGACTTACCTTTAGCGGTTTTACGTCCGCAGGCTTTGCCTGTCTTAACATCGGTCCATTCTTCACCGAACCACTTGCCAAGACCGCCTTTACCCTTTTTTGGTGCTTTTGCCACTTTTAGCTACCTTATTGTTGCCACCCGACCAACCGCCGCCCTTGGACTTATACCATTTGGAAGCCCAAGCATTTGCATAAGCGGAGGGGTAGACCTTAAACTTCGCCTTGGCCGCAGACTTAGCTTTCGACCACAGGGCTGCATTTGAAGGTTTTGCTTTAGACATATCGCCCCTTAGTTTTACCTCGCGTAGCGCAACCATCTATTTTGCCGCCACTACGCATTTTAAGGATACCACCCTTAGCGCCTTTAAAGACACCCTGTTGCTGTTGTTGCCTAATTAACTCTTCTTCTCGTTTAATACGCTCACGTTCAAGACGTTGAGACTCTTCAAACAGACGCCTCTCAGTCTCTTTGTTTTTGCGGCGATCTTGTGCGGCCTGTGTATCACGTTTTGGCATAATCTATCCTAACACTTCCAGCGTTTTCTAGCCTGTCTTAGACGGCTATTAGGGTCTTTTGCTGCTTTGGGGAATTGTTTCATCTGTCCAGCAGAACGAGCGCAGAACGACTTGCGCCGCTTGGCATCTTTACTGCCTTTTTTTACTGTACCCGTAACAGCGGTTTTTAACTTCGATCCGGGGTTTTTACGTCTATACGCAGCGACACCCGCCTTTGTCATCCCCGCTCCAGACTTAGTGGAGCGGAAATTCTTTTTGTTACGCTTCGGCATCTCACCTTTTGAAGCCATGACGATCTACTCTATGAGCAGGGTCATTACATTGCCAGTACCTGTAAAGGCAGAGACAAAACAACCATTGTCAGCAAGTATACCGTCATTAGGGATATATACATCATTCCAGCCTACAGGCAGGGTTAACTGAAGTATAATCTCACCCGTAGCACTACCACTACGTATGGTAAAAGCCGCAGCCGCAGCAGCGTTAACTAAAACGCCCTGCAACCTGCCCCGTGATGGGCCTACAAGAGCAGCGGTATCGCTTGCTGCAAAGTTGTAAGCTCTAACCTCTTGACCAGCCATTTAGCTACTCCTTTAAGGTTGTATTGTAGTGTTAAACGCTTGTGCGTACATTACTGTAATGCGAACAGAACCTGCGTTAGTAGCAGCAGAAGACGTTACAGTTAAACGCTTGTCTGAAGTTCCAATGTTGCCCCACTCCAAGGTTCCACCGCCGCCAGCGCCCAGAGCCTTGATACCAACAGTAGTACCTGATGCTACAGCGTTAATAATTGTATTGGCATTGCCACCTACTTCGCCAACGCTGATGTTGGTAGTGGTGTTAGCCGCAGCTACAAGATCAATGATGCAGTTAACGATCTTGGAGTTAGCGGGAATAACAATGTCTGTTACAACCGCTGCAAGTGCGCCACCCGCAAGGGTCTGTACTGTGTCTTGGCACATTACAACGTAACCTACGTTAGCAATGTTAGTGCCTACAGTTGTTCCAGTTGTGTTTCGGATGTTACCTGCCCGAATCGGGCCTGAAAAAGTTGTGTTAGCCATGATAATCTCCTGTCGTGGCAAATGTCAGCCGCACATTGCGACTGTCAGGGATGAATTAGTAATACAGTACCTTTAGACAAAAAGAAAGGGGCAACCGAAGTCACCCCTCTCAAACTGTCACCAGTGCCTAAATTAGGCTCCGGGAGAACCGTAGATACCCAGCGGATCAGAGACACCAAACGAATAACGCTCACGCGCTTTATAGCGCACGTTACCTGTATCGAAGTCACCATCCATAGATGTTGTCATCGCAGTACGCTCAAAATGCTTCATGCCATTCGGGATATCAGTAGTGATAAAGAACGCATCTGCATCGGTCAGATAATGGTTAACCGTATAACCGCCC